AGATTAGCAGCTATTCCATTGATACCTAAGATATTAATAGCTACTGTATCTATATTAGCTATATTTGTATTAGCTGTTGCAATACTTATTAGAGCAGAAGACACAGCATTAATATTTGCTAAACTATTTTCTACATTATTAATATTTAAAATATTTAAAGCTACAGTAGTTATATCTACAGCATTTAAATTAACTGTAGTAATATTATCTATATTATTTGCAACATCTATTATTTCATTTTGTATAGGTCCTAATAAATTAATATTAGAAGCTACTGTAGGAGTTAAGAGTGTTGCTGCTTGGTTTACATTTTCTACAAATCCTGCCATAGTTAAACTCCTATTGAACCAAGGTAATTATTTATCTCTGTGAATCCTACAGGTACAGGCTCTGCTAATGCTAGTTGTTCTGCATATTGTAAAAACAAATCTAATTCTGTAGTAATTATACCAGGATTATCTAAAAGAGAGTTAGCAGAAATTCTATTTAATATCCTAAATATAGTATCATCATAAGAACCTATTTTAGAGTAGTTAATACCTTGAGTTCCATCAGTAAGAACTAAATCTCCTGTCTTCACAGGAATAATTTTATTAACTATTACACCCATGTTGATTTACCAAACTTAATTTCTTGTTGCTCTTTATCAAAACTAAAAGGTAATGGGAATGTTCCTTCTGCTACAAATCTATCTACTTGAGATTGATGATACATTTCACTTTCTTTATCTCTTAAATCACCATATATATTTACATATAAACAATGTCTATAAAAATGATAAACCTCAGGTCCCATCTCTATTTCTATAAACGGAAGAGTAGGATAATAAAAGTAGGATATCTTAACTGTTTTATCTAAAGCTTTAGTAGCATCATCTTTAAATGTGATAACTACATGGTTATTACCTGTAACATAATAATCTAAATACTGATTATCTAAAGTAACATGATATATAAAATGTGGTTCTTTTTGTAATATAACTTCTATCTCTGCTAGACCTGCTTCTATATCTACAGTGAAGTCATAAGTCTCTTCTGTTTGAAACACTGCTACAGCACTCTCAGCGGTCTCAAATGCATGTTCTATCTTACTATCTATCCATGAGTCTGGGTAAGCTGAAACATCTTCCAGCCTACCATCTTTACTTCTAGCAACTGCTCTTAAACTAGCTAATGTGTAAATCATTAAAACTCCTAAAATATTTCTTAAACATATTATATCAGAAGATTAATGAATTGGAAGTATTTACTTCTTCTTCAAACTCATACCAAGCACCGTCTTTAAGTTCATACTCTGCTTCTTCACTAGGCTTCCATGGATTCATCTGAGCCAGCATACTAACAGTATCTATAAAGTCATCATGCTTAGATTTAAATCCTGCCATACTAGCATTCCTTAATTCATCCATAGCTTCTATCATGCTATCATTAGCCTCCATACCATTAGGAAACCATACCTTACGCATCTTAAACAATGGTACTACTACGTTAAAACGTTCCATCTTATTTGTCTTAGGTCTTAGTCCTGGACTTCCGCCTTCTTCAGCTAAGTTAAAATATATATTCTTACTTAACATTTCATTCTGAATCCAATTAATAAATCCACCTTGTTGCCCTGTAATCTCTACACCAACACTCTGGGGTTTATATATCTGAGCAAACCTAAACAAGTCATCTATATTCTTACTCATATTCTGCCTTCTACAAGTACCATCTACCCATAGCCAGTCACCATTATTATTATATGCCCATACACTGATAACACTATAGTCAGCACTCTTCTTTTCGCTAGTAGCAAAGTCTGTAGTAATATAAAAATTATATTTATCTTTATTCATTAATACTCTACCTCTATCATAGAATACTAAATCTTCTTCTCTAATCAATCTATCTTCATCAGACATAATTCTAAGCATGAGCTCTTGGTTAAATGCAGCTATCTTACCTGTTGCTACTGACTTATCATACTGGCTCTTTACAAAGTCATATGTAAATCTATCTTCCCATCCACCTTTAAATTCCTCTCTAGTACAAGGAAACTTCTCACATACAGGATACACATTAACATGCCAACCTCCAGACTCAACAGCTTTATATAAAGGGTCATTAGCATTAAAGGGAGTACCACTCCATATAATCTTTCTCTTAGTAGGATGCAAAGCATAATCAACAGCCTTATATACTGTGTCCTCTATACTGTTTCTAACTGTTTCAGACCTAGCATCCTCATCAGATATCAAGTCATCTAATATAGCTATGTGAGGACGTTGTCCCATCTCTTTAGCTCCCCTTACTCCAGTCTTACCACCATAACCTTTAAAGATAGTTATCTTACCATCAGCATTTTCAAACTCCCATCTAATATCAGTAAATCTGGTTCTGGGCACATACTTCTGTAGAAATTCACTATTCTCCCATCTATACTCCAGGTTCTTACGCATGTTCTTTACACCATTCTCTATACTATCAGATACATACAGTCCTAGAGGTATATCACCAAATCCATCTATACCACCATAAGTAGCAATATACAATATTAAATACTCACCCATAATAGTAGTCTTAGCCATACCTCTAGCACAAAGGTTAGCAATATTCTGTTTCTTACCATGTATATTATCTAGCATCTGATAATGAATAACAGGAGTAGTATTCTCTTCTCCTTTACCACCATTAACAAGCTTAATAAAAGTAACAAACTTTAGAGCAAAATCACTAGGTATATAAGTACTATCATCTTCATAAGTAATACCATATAACCACTGCTCTACCGACTTCTTAATTAAATCATTATTCATCTAGCTCTGCCTCTATAATCTTACTTTCAGCTATATGCTTAACAGCTATACCTGCCATAATACTTTGCTTCTGTGCTAACACCAATTCTTCAGTAGCTCGTCTTAAATCATCAATTACACTATGGTCTTTAATACCTATATCTAATTCAATCTTACTAACTTCTGGTGCTTTAGTATTAGCTAATATAGCTGTAGCTGCATTAACCCTAGCCATATCACTACCACTATGCACCATAATCTGAGCCAATTGATTTAAAGCGTCCTGATACAACGGTGCATTAATTACATGGCTCGGAATAAGTGTCTGTTCCATAATAGCATTAACTAATTTATTTTTCTTAAAAGCACTAGCATAAGGACTCATATCACTTCTACTTAATCCTTGGTCTAACAGCCTCTGATACCTCTCAGGAAATGCTACAGCATAAGCATCTAAATCACTATGTCCTAGCATCTTATAACTCACATACTTAACAGCATGTATATAATCAGTTATTTTATACTTACCATCTTTCAATACACCTACATAACTTAATAGATTTTCCTTATAACTATCTAACAACTTAGGGTCACTATTCCAATCATTAAGCTTCTGAACCAATTCCTCTGTAACTAAACCTCTCTGGCTCTTAGGAACCAAATCTCTAAATGTACCAAACTCAATCATTCTTATCTCCTCTATTTAATAATTTTTTAAAAGCTTCTATAGCATTCTGATTCTTTATTACTTCTTCTTCTCTACTCTCTCTATCAGCAAAGTATTTATCTATCTCTTTATCTATCTCTATATCAACAGATATATCAAAATATAGTCGGTCTTCTTTATTCATCAGCCTAACCTTAAAGTAATCTAAACAAAATTATATCATAGTCTTTAGGGAAACTTAAAGTATTTGAAAATATCTACGGGGAAATAAAATTTTAGTACACGTCTAGTAGGTATGAAAATATTGGAAATGTATATAGCTATAGGGGACCCAAATTAACCAAGGAGTTCAATCATGAGCTACAAACACTTACACAAGAGACCAACCATAGTTGTCATACACTACAGATACATAGTGATGACTGTCATGCTACTAGCATTAATAACATTAGTAATTAAATAAAGGATTTAACAATGAAAACTTCAATAGAAACAAATGGGACCATCAAAGTAGGCAGATATACATATAACAAAGTACTATCTCGTGGCTCGTCTCAAGGTATGATACTAGATAAGAGTTATGGTCAAACAGCCATAGTAAGAGTCACAGGTACAGATAAGTTTCTGTACATTAAAGCATAAGGAGTACACAATGGCAACAATATTAAGGACTAAAAGAGAGTTTGAAAGAATGGCTGACTACATAGGAATAACAAACCTATACGAATC